CTCCCACTTATACCATTAAGGAACCCAAGCTGGACCCTCCTTAGCCTTACTTCACCACTGCGTCAATGGCTTTTCAGGCAAAGGCCCAAGTCGGGTTTCTCCTCCCAATCACTCGTAGAAGGCGAAAGCGCACAATCGCTCTCAGGATGGTCTAAGCCGTTTACCGAAGGGACCTGATCGCATGGCAGGGACCCGTGTACCGAAACCGGAGGATTCGACTGCCTAGGACCGTACGTCCTGCCGGATATGCGGAGTGTGGTGTAGCGCAAGGTTACAAAGGTATTGCGGGGTGGTTGATAGGCACCCATCAGATGTCTGCCGAAGTTTCAGAGCTTGTTGGCCAAGCTTCGCTTTCGGGCTTTCACCTTCTACGAATGATCTTTCAAAGAACAAAGATTTCCCCTGAACTGGTCATTAGTCAGTGTGTATCGAAGTTCTATACCGCGAGGCAACCAACAATAGGGCGAATTCTCGGCGGTAAGTCTCTCAGTCCTACACATACGGCTCAATGACCGTCCAGGTTCAAATCTAACTTTGTCCAGGGAACGATTTCGGTTGATTCGCGGCCATTTAAATATTTTGGCTCAATCGATCTGTTTCAGCGAGTCACCCCGCAACCAATCTCATTCTCTCGAACGACCCAAGCTTAGCACTAAGCTCAAATGTTGTCAAATACTTTTTGTAAATAGTTTGTAACCTGCTCATCCATAACCAATTAAAATTTTAGTTGATTCAACCGCCGATCCGTTGCATCATCCCCCACATGACCGATCCACAGGTCCGGATGCTCGTAACCGCCGTCGGCTACAACGAAGCCTCTCGCCAACTCGGTATCAAAGCAGCTACCCTCCGTAAACGCGCACAACGCGAACATTGGCTTCGCCCACGCGATCTCATTCAACCAACCCAAACCAATCCGCGTTCGCGCTCTACGTCACATAGCGTCACGCCTCCTCATAATGCCCTGGATAACACGCTGCGTGAACATCAGCACAAAACCAAGATGCATATGGCTCAATATGCTGAACGCGCTTCACGCGAAGCTTCCAAGCACAAAAGACCTCTCTCGATCGCGCGTAACGCGAAAGACGTTGAATCGATTCGCGCTTCTCTTTGGCCCGAGAAAACGGATCAAAGCATCCTTAACCTGAATATCCTTAACGCGGTTAAAGTGGTGCGTAGCAACGAGTTAGCTCCATAACATCGGACAATAGATGTCATATGAAACCCGTTGGCATCTATCGTGCTGACAAGCACTTAGGACGATTCAGCCCTTGCGCGTGGCATGGCTTATGCTACGCACCTGGCGGTGCGGCGGGAGGGGGGTAGGGACTCCTAACCCCGTGGCCTTGAGGGTAGCCACCACCCCCACGGTAGGCTCTCTTTTTACCGTACGTTTTGGCGGTGCAACGTCTGCGCGGACTTTTCTGATGGGACCGACTTGTTAGGCACTTGTTAGGGAAGCTGGGTCTAACGAGGACTCGCTGTGCAGGCCCGAGCGGTATGCTGACGAGCATACCAAGTTAGTGGTCCATTGGTCAAGGTTTTTTTTGGTAGTAGATGCGGTGCGGTGAATTGAAGGCTTGTAGGTAACACCGCAAGAGGGTGATACGTGGTGGTTTACGGAAGAGGCGTTTGAGGATTAACAAGGGCGTGATCATGGAGGAGGGTCCAGAGGCGTTGAGCGGCTTTAAACATTTCCCAGCCTGTGAGTAGATCGTTAAGGGGCCATTCAAAGGGGAGAACCTGGCAATCGTCAACGCCGACGAAGATGTTGATGGCGCGGAGGTGGTTTAAGCGACCAAAGACGCCGACTGCGTAAGCAGCGAGTTGCATCCTGTGTTCATCATAAGCGAGGCGTTTAGCGAGGTCGATTTGTTTTTTGGTTTTAAAATCGAGGAGGATATCGGCGATCCTGGCCCGAGCGAAGAAATCCACTGTACCGCCGAAGCGATAATCGCGGGAGGTAAATGAATGTTCGCATCGGCCTTTTATCACGATGCCCAGTTGGAGGAGGACCCCTTGGACCTTGGTGACATGAGGGATGTAACGGGCATCGAACTCCTTCCCGTCAGCCGAAAGCCGCAAAGCCGCGTGAAGGGCCTTGCCACGGGCTACAGCGCGTTTTGTTTCGTCCTGGCTGTCTTGTATCAGCCGGTCAATAAAAACGCTTTCTGGCTCATCCTTGGCGCGGGGAAGGGTCAATGCTGCGAGCATCATCTGTTTAAGTTTCCAGATGTCGAGAGCGGGTTTGTCCATGATTTGCAGGATGGTGGTCACACTTGGGACCCAGCCGTTCTTACGAGCGTCGGCGAGGGTGGTCTTACGCATCTCGCCTTTTTGGGAGAGCGTTTCGTGCTGGGGATTCCCCTGCATGTCGTACCATCGCGCCGATTCGGAGTGGAAGGTGGTAGGTTCGCTCATCGTCCTAGAACGGGTTTTTCCCTTCCTCCAGTTTCTTAGCTTCAGCGTGTCGGCCTTTCTCCTTCAGCCACGCGATGTGAGAGAGCAAAAATTCAGGGTTAGAACGCGCCACAGGTTCACTGATGTTCGGGTCGAGCGGTGTCTCCTCTAGGAGGCCAATTTCCTTTAGCTCGCAGTACTGGTCGTAATAGGTGGCGCAGTTGAACAGTTTAACGCTGGTTTCACGCTCGCTCGTGCCATACCCCTCTGTCATGGCGATAAACACCGGATGCTTGCGTATCCACTTCTCCCAACTTGGAGGGGGGTGCGGATGCCATTCACGATCCACAAACTGGTCGTAATGGATTTTGCGGATTATGTCGTTGCACCCAGCCGCATTACACAGCCGCGTGATCTTGTCAGCTTTCTCTTGTCTTGTCATAGCGTTCCTGTGCTTCGCGCATCTCCCGCTCCCTGCGTGTTTCTTTCTCTCGGGCTAATGGTGTCAAACGATTGTCTTTCGACTGTCTTTGACTCGGCAAATACCCGAAACTTTTCCACTGCCTGATCGTCGCTCTCCAATCTTTCATCTTGCCGTACCCCCTCGCTTGCCACTTGTTCCACATCGCTTCGCCATCAGTAGCAGGTAACCCGACGCTCTTGCAAAATTCCACCACTGCCTCACAGGAAGTAGGGTGCGCCTTGTGCGCACTTCCCCCCTTTAGGGGGGTTAGGGGGGTACTCTGATCTGATGTACTATGATCTGATATGATATGAGGTGTTACAGTAACGTCTGTAACATTTGTAACAGATGGTAACTTTTCATATGTTACATCTCCTTTACGCTTCGCTCTCCATTCCGCTACCCTTATCCTGGTCTGCTCCCGTTGCACCTCACGCGAGAAAATCTTGCCGTAATATGGCCCCTTCAATACCACCCATCCGTTCGCGGCGCGTTCAATCCTCCGACCCTCAAATTCATCGTTCTGGTTGTACTTGTCCGGTGCCTCCAATACTTCCACAGCCTTTTTCGTTTCTTCCAAAGCTACGTTCGCCCTGCGAGACAGATTCTCGATCGACGAAAATGGCGCGAACCCATCCTCATCCATCGATGCGAGCATGGTGATCCAAACGATCCGAGTAGTGTCGTTCTCTAACCAGATTGACGAATCGAGTATCTTCGTGAACAATCGGTTGTACATGGCCGAAACTTTCTTGTAACGCTACGGGTGTTACCATGTCAAGCGGTTCTTTTAAAAAATACGGGGATTCGTTCCCTTCCGACACAACTCCTGCCACCGTCGAACTTTACGAGTTTTATATCCAGGGCGAACTGGGCCGCTTTGAACACCTCCGTAACGCCATCAACCATCTCTGGAACGCCACCCACAAAAACGCTTTCATCTTCAACGACTGGAGCGAACTCATGCTCCGAGCCTTTTGTGACAATACCTGGACCACCGTGACAGGCGCAGCAGCCTCCTGGAAAACCACCTGTGCCGCCATCTACGCGCTCTGCCGCTGGTTCGCCTCCCCATGCGACACCGTTGTCATCGGCACCTCCACAACCTTGGACGGTTTGCGCCGACGCCTCTGGAAAGAAGTAAGCAAATACTACCGGCTTTGCCCAGCCCTAGGCAACCCGATCCAGTCCCGTAACTGCATCCAGTATCGGAAAGGTCATGACGATGCCGGTATCTTTGGACTCGCCACCGACAAGGGTGAGCTTGACCGAGCAATCGGTAAGATAATCGGTTTTCATGCCAAGCACATCATTGTAATCGTGGACGAGATGCCATATACGCCGGAGGCAATCGTGGAGGCTTGCGTCAACCTTCAAACCGGAGCCGAGTTCTTCCAGTTTATCGGCCTTGGAAACGCGGATGACCATCTCGATCCTCATGGGCGTATGTGTGAACCCTCTTCCGGTTGGGACTCGATTACACCAGAACAGGAATCCTGGCAAACTAAACGCGGCGTCTGCATACACTTGGATGCCTTAAATTCGCCTAACGTGAAAGAAGGCGGAAACCGCTACCCTGGCCTCGTACGACAATCGGACATCGACACCACCGCAGACATTTATGGCATCGATTCCCCGCAGTTCTGGCAGATGCGCAGAGGCTTCTGGCCACCGGAAGGCATCCAGAAAACCGTCCTTTCCAGTGCCATCATCCAGAAGTTTGAGGCCGCTAAGGACCCCATCTGGAACGATTCCTTCACCCTCGGTGCCGCGCTCGACCCAGCCTTTGAAGGCGGCGACCGCTGCTGCCTACGCATCGGCAAATGCGGTTACATCCAGAGTAAGCTTGTCCTGGCCCTTTCAGAGACTATTTTTATTAAGACCCAGGTAAGCCCCGATGACCCAATCCATTATCAAATCGCTCGCCAAGTCAAAGAAGAATGTGTCGCGCGGGGCATACCACCTAGAATGTTGGCTCTTGATTCCACTGGGGAAGGAGGGGGACTCGCTTCTGTTATACAACGCGAATGGAGTCCGGAAATCCTCCTGGTTGAATTCGGAGGACGCGCATCATCTCGCCCAGTCTCTTCAACAAATCCTAAACGCTGCGACCAGGAATACCTCAACCGCGTCACCGAACTCTGGTTCCAGTTCCGGATTTTAGTCCAGAACGGACAGGTAAGGGGACTCGACGTCGAAACCGCCAGCGAGTTTTGCCGCAGATGGTGGGAAATGCGCGGACCCTTCATCATGGTCGAACCCAAAGCCAAGATGAAAGAACGCACAAGAAAGTCCCCAGACCTCGCCGATGCTGCCGTCGTCCTAAGCGAACTCTTCCGCGATCGCATGAACATCCTCCGGCATCACGCCATCTCTTTCCCAGCCGATAGCCGGTGGCGCAAGTTCGTTTTAGACCGGCAACTGGAGAGCGATTATGCTGGCTCTACAGGCTAAGGAAGTCCCTCCGGACGGCTACCGCTGGACCTGCCCAGATTGCGGTTACCAGGTCCAGCACATCGAGAAACAGGAATGGTTCCGCCTGGCTTGCCAGCATGTCGCCTCCAACCACGGCGAGGTTTCCTACCAGCTTATGGCCCAGATGGAACACCAGCTTTGCCAAACCTTACCACCTGGCTGGTGCATGTATGATGACGAGAACCGGCCCAGACCACCATTCGCCCTTTCCTGGGACGACGTTAAAGCCGGTCTTGCCACGTTCAAGAACTGGAGCCTTTCGGGGTTTAAAACGGTGGACCAGGCGGAAGCCGAGCGCAGGGCAAGAATCTGTGTCAACTGCTATCTGAACACACACGTTCAAGGTTGTGCGACTTGTCATAGGTTGGCCCTAGAAATCTTGCCCGATCATCATACCCCGCTCGATTCCTCCCTGCGAGCTTGCGCCGTCTGCAAATGTTTGAACCAAAAGAAAATTTGGTTTGACTTGCAAGTGCTGAGGGATTCCTCTTCAGAGGATCAGGAAAAAATGTATCCCTCTTTTTGCTGGATGAAATGAGCGCACAGCCTAAGCCAGGTCCCATTGGCGATCCCCCGCCAATCTCAGCTTTTCCTTTACCCGATGGATCATCCCCAGGCATGGATTTACGGGACTATTTCGCCGCTCTTTTTGCCCAGGAAATTTCGACCATACCAGGCACACACATCGAAGCCGATTCCAAAGGCACTCCGGATGACACCGTTTGCATCCGAGCCTATCAACTGGCCGACGCCATGATGAGGGCAAGAGCCTTATGACTTTCCTTTTCCGGATCGATATCGGTTACGAGCAGGGTCGCGGCTATATTGCCATGTGCCAGGACATCCGGTCTAACGAGACTAACTGTGGCAAGGCACTTTCCATCCGCGAACTGATGCGGCACGTATCCCAGGTCATCAGCAACCAGGAGCAGAAGAGTCGGCATTTCCCAATGGACAACGGCCCTTGTATCGTCATCCCTAACAAGGCTGAGAAGGATATCTTTGGATTTCAAGAACCACAACAGGAAAACGGAGAATGAGAGCTATCACGCCAGGACACTTTTACGCGCTTAAAAACTTTGAAGGCGGAAACGAAGCGCAATCTCTCCAGTTTATCGAGAAAGAGATGGGGATGGCTACGACCGGTCCGATTGAGTTGACCACCATTCACGATGGAACCACTAACGAGGAAGTTCTCCTCATGTTGATCGATCGCCTTAAATTTTTGGGTGACCGGCTACCAAGCCGAGAAACAAGCATTGCTATTACCAAGTGCGAGGAAGCACTCCTTTGGCTTAACAAACGCACCAACGATCGCGTAACGCGCGGGGTTGAAGGAACCCATAAGCCTTAAAGGAAAGGTCCACCAAGCTCTATCCAGCGACTTGCCACACTTGACCCAGACACAGGCGAACGGCCCCTCTCACGAATTGGCAATTCGTTTAATGCCCGTCAGTTGGTCCAACGGCTCAAGTACGAGGACCAGCAACGTCTGTATCGTTACACTAAAGTCCAGGGACTCCTGGACGGTAATCCCCCTTGGAGTAGCCAGAAACTGCGGGACCTGGGCCAGGGTCATCGCGCAAATTTTAACCTGCGCGAGGGAGAAGGAATCGTTGACGCGGCTAAAACGCCTTACTACGATCTCATCTTTGAGGTCCCAGAGTTCGCCAATATCACGTTGGAATTCGCGGATGCCGATCCCACGCTGAACAGGCAGTGGAGCAACATCCTGGAAGAAGAATATTACGAGGCTCTCTGCGGCTGGACCGGCTTCGACCGGATGGTTCAGCTTCATCAGTACCAGATGATCGTCAACGGGGTGGGTCCCGTGTTCTGGCCACACTCTATCGGCTGGCATAGTGAGGCTCTTAAAGCCCGTAAAATGATGGTACCGCAGGAAGCTTACGCTTCCGTGGATGACCTGGAGTTTGTGGTGATCCTTCACCAATACCGAGCCGATGAACTTGAATCCTTTATTAGTAATGAAAGTGCGGCTGAAACTGCCGGATGGAACGTCCAGATCGTTAAACAAGCGATTATCGACAGCGCAAAGCATGAAATGCGAAGTGAGTGGGGCGTTGAAAATTTCGATCTTTACCAACGGGCAATCCGTTCAGGAGATTTATTCTATGGGATCGATCGAAGCGACCGGATATTTGTCGCATCCCTCTTTATCCGAGAGTTCGGCGGAAAAATCTCCCATTACATGCTCACCGATGCCTACATCGAAAGCGAAAAGTACCGAACCCCAGAAGTGATGCCGGAGGACCAGGAATACGGTTACCTGTTCAAAAAGAAGTACCGCTTTGAAGAGTTTTCCCAGGTCATTTGCCCCTTCTTTTTTGATGTCGGTCCAGACGGTACCTGGCACACAATCAAGGGGCTTGGCCCGAAGATTTATGATTTTTGTGATGTTAGTAACCGAACTTTTTGCCAGATGCTGGATGGGGCTGTTATTGGTAGCGGTGTTACTCTTGAAGCGCAGGACGCAAACGCCCTGGAGGAAACCCAAATAGTCCAGATCGGCGGTGCCACCGTGGTTCAGCCAGGGTACAAAGTCGTTCAGACCCGTATCGCCGAAGCCTTGAACGGTGCCATGGCCATGCGCCGTGAACTGCAAAACACTCTCCAGCAAAACACCGGCTCTTACCGGCAGCGGGTGGCGGGGGAGCGCGAGATGCAGGAGCCGACCCTGGGGCAAGCCCAGCTAAATTGGCAAGCCCAGGGAACACTCACCAAAGGTGCCATCAACCGCTACTGCAACCAGTTCGACCGGTGGCACCAGGAAACGCTTCGCCGGTTAATGGACCCGCGCCAGGGACCAGGCGTTCCAGGTGGCAAGGAAGCCCAGAAATTCCAGGAACGCTGTTTAAGGCGCGGGATACCGGAGGAAGTTTTCAAGTTTGAGCATGTGTTCAAGGTTTCGGCAGTTCGCTCCCTGGGATACGGCTCCCCGCAAATCCGCGACATGGCTACCAAGGAACTCATCCAATTACTCCCGTTCATGGATGAGGTGTCCCGTAACCACGCCCTGCGGATGAGGGCAGTCGCACTCCCAGGGATCGGCCAGGCCAACGTGGACTCGGTGTTCCCAGATATCCAGAAACGCGGCATCCCCAACAACCACAACTGGGACGCTGCCATGGAAAACAACTCGCTCCGGACCCTGGGCGAAAAGGTCCCGATCGTCCCAGGCCAGAATCATTCCATCCATTTCGATACGCACATGCAGGACCTGATGACTGAGCTTCAGAACCCCAACCGCTCTCCGGTGGATAAATTGATCCACATGGAACAAGCTGGGGTTCATCTCCAGGGGCATTTGCAGGGGCTTAGCCAGGACCCCACACGCAAACAGGAGGTTAAACAAAAGCAGCAAGCTTTGAGGCAACTGGCCAAAGCGACAGATCAGTTGCAACAACAGGTCCAGGAAAAAGCACAGGCTGCGGCAGGTCAGAACGGTCAGCAGGGACAACCGCAGCA